TATGTCTCTTCCTGTATTAAAAGCTGCAAGCTCAATAGTTTTTGTCCAAGGTAATAATAAATTAGCTTTATAAAATACTCTAGCTCCTCTTTGTAATCCTGCAGTTTGTAAGCCGTCTCCAGCTAATCTGTTAGTAAGGTCAGCCTGTATATCATCGACAGCAACATAAGCTCTATTAGCTTCTCTATTAGCTACGACTGTTGATAAACCTCTTCTTTCTTTTAGTAAACTTTTTAAATCTGAAGTTAAAAACTGCATTCCATTTTCTAATTGATATTGAAAATTCTTCACAGAGTTTTTACCTGATACTCTTGAAGATGCTATTAAACCTTCTGAAAAAGAAGATATAGTAGCTAATGGTAAGAAGGCCATAGCATTAGCAAGCTTTAAAGTATCATAAGCTCCCTGCACATGTTTGTTCCCATAAAAATTTACTTGTCCTGTAATAGACTGATAAACTTTTCTCATTTCTTCTTTCTCTTTACCAGTCATTGCTCGGCCTGTTTTTTGTAATACTTCTTCAGCAAAAGGCTCTACCCAAACTCTATCAAAAGTTTCTAAGTTTGATTGTCTATAACTTTGAAAAGTCATAACATCTTCACCATCAACAGTTCTACTTTTACCAACTTTAGGTTTTGCATTACCTGCTTTACCTCCTAAGAAAGTAATTTTACTTTGTATAGCATTAGCAGCATTTAATCCATAAGTAGCACTTACAGGTATTAATTTATTAGTTAAAAATTCTTCGTAGTTATTATCGTTTAATCCTTGTAATTTTCTACCATGTGTTAGTAAGTTTCCATGACTAGCATATATTTCATTATTAATTTCTAACATACCTTCTACAATATCAGAAGCTTCTGTTTCAGTAATCTCTAAATCTTTTCGTAGTTTTTCAACAAATGCAGGTTTATTATCTTGTATAGCTTGTCTATTCCATTCTCTTGGAAAGTAATCTTCGATTCTAATATTTCCATAGCCTGCTTCGTCTGCATCTTTTGCTATATCGTCATACCATTTTCTTAAACCTTTAGCTACTTGTTTTACTTCTTTGCTTTGTCCTTTAAGAGCTTGTTTGTTACCTCTTAAAAATCTAATAATAGCTAGTTCTTGAGCTTCTTGTATAACACCGTCAGGAGCTAATGGTGCTACTACAGACCAAAAACCTTCTCTTGGTCCTTCAAACTCAAACATATAATCCCCTCTTCTTTTATTTAAAAGTTCAGGAAAACTCCAATCTACAGCTTTATTACTTCTTTTACCTATACCTAATTGAGAGTCATGGTCAATTACACCTCTCCATATTCTTGCTGTATCAACACCTTGTCTTTCCCATCTTCCAAATCTAGCAGCATTACCTGTAAATAAACCTGTTATATTATTATCCCAAAGTTTATTTGCTTGATACCTTATTGCTTCTGGGGTTATACCATCTTTGTAAGCTTTTGCTTTATTACTTAGTTGTAAAACTGGATTAGAAAAATTAGCCCATCTTTGACCACCGTAACCTATAACACCTCCAAATAATGTTCCTGCTACAGTAGTTCCTACTAACTCTTTAGCTGAATAAGCTCTTCTTAGTCCTGTATTGATTTCTATATTTTGATGAGCATGGTTATGTAAACCCATCCACCCACCAGCTTCTATTGACCCTATACCTGTGGCAACTTTAGTAGCTGTTTTAGCTGCTTGGTCTAAACTGCCATCAGCAATAGCTTTTTTAAGTTGTGGTGCAGTTAAAGCTTTACTATTAGCTTGTCCCAGTAATTTAAGACTTTGAGCTGCTCCTCTTCCTAAAGTAGCTCTAGTAGCTAGTGAGCCTCCACCTGTAAAAGGTGTAAATAAAGCAGCAGCAATAAGTGTAGGGTCTGTAACCATATCTACAAAACCATCTCTTATTAATCTTATAAATTGATTTGTGCTACCTATGTCTGCACCATCAAACATAGTTCTTAAATATGCGTAGTCTTTTTTTTGTTGTTCTGTAAACTTACCAGACTTAGCATATCTTGACATAGCTGAAGTTAAATTAAAATCTGCATCTCTTAGATACTCAAAAATATCATCACCCTCTCCAATAGAACCTAAGAACCTTTCTGATATAGCTTGAAACTCTGTATCGTTTTCTAAGTCATTTAAATCATATTGTTTGATAGGAGTATTTATGTCCCTTCTAGCAAAACTTGGTATGCTACTTCCAGAAAAATTATAATTGTTATCTTGTATTGACATTACTCGAAACTAATTCCTAATTTAGACATAATAAAGTCTTGCATTTCTCTTTCATTGAACGTAGGTAATCCTCCTCTTTTAGATTGAGGCTGAATTACATCTGATAGTTTTCCTCCTAAAGCTTCATACATATATTCAAGTACAGGTCTTCCAGCTCCAAACTGACCCATTCTTCCCATGTTTTCATTTTTTTGAAGTAAAGGTATCATATTTAATATTTCTTGAGCATCTCGAGTTGCTGCTCCTCTATTATCTTCTAATAATTCTCCAAATGTTCCAGAGTTAAAACCTAGACTAACCATGTAATCAAGAAGCTCTCTTGAGTTTATTGTAGGTTGAGATTTTCTACTACGGCTTGGTGATTGGAACGAAGCTACACTTCTAATAGGACCTTTTTCAACAACAGTTTCAGTCTCTTCTTCAACTTGTTCAGTTACAGGCTGCTCTTGAGTTTCTGATTGAGGTTTATTAGGTGTTTCAATATTAAATTTATCTGCAATAGATTGATATTTAGGGTCAATAAATTTTACATCTTCTGGGAAGTATGAATTAATAGCTAAAATTTCATTTAACTCATATTGTAAAACTTTTTCTTCATTTGTCCCTTCATAATTAGAATCTATAAATTCTGGTAATTCAGAGGATATTGCACCAGTAGCATCTCTACCTGCTCCTACTACTGCTGCATGTAAATCTGTTCTAATTTCTGCTAATCTTGATTTATTATTACCTACTTGTTGAATTATAGAAGGTAAATAATTTATTAATTGTAATTCTCCTGTATTATTTCCTATAGTATTTTGTTTAGCTAATGAAAATAAATCAAATAAATCAGGTTTAGTATTTGGATTTTGAATTAATCTGTTTTGAGTCATAGTGTCAAAAGAAGGAGCTTTTGATTCTCTATCTTGATAACCACTATTAACTTGTTGCATAATATATGTGGCTGCTAAATAATCTATATCTCCCTCTGATATACCACCACCATCATTAAGGCCATATTCTGTTACCAGTTCTCTTATGTATCTAGAAGCATATCCAACTTTAGTAATATAATAATTAGTTGTACTTTGTATATCTCCTTGTTTACCTTTACCAATAACTACGTTATTCATTAACTTATTATATTCTGGGTTCGTACCGTCATTTAAAACACGTGTTAAAGCTGCTCCTGCATTTGTTGTTTCATCACCTGATAATGGTGTTATATCTTCAATTTTAGTAACAACTGCATCTGTTGAAGCTCCAACAGCTAATATTGGCTGGCCTGTTTTGGTGCTAGTTTCTTGATGTAAACTTTGAAAGTATTGATATTCTTTATCACCACTTACGTATGTCCTACTTTCAATTTTATTAGAGCCTTCAATCATTCTACCTCTAAGTTCGCCACTTTCAATTTTCTTTTTAACTTGGTCAATAAGGCCATTTATATTAAATCTTGAGCCTTGACTTGTAGAAGCAGCATCAAAGTCTGCAACAGCTTGTCTAAACTGTATCATTTCTTGAGAAGTATTTTCTCCTAAAGATATTCGTAAATTTTCAGAAGCTTCTAAGTTTTTATAATTTAAAGTTTCTTCTGTCTCTCTACCAAAAAATCTACCAAGTCCTTTAGTAACTCTACCAAATACATTTGTTGGATTTTCTCTTGAGTTCCATTTATCAAACTCTGATAATATTGTTTCCATATCAGGGATGTCTAAACTTTCATCGTAAAGATTTTGATAATAACTCTTTAACTCATCAGCTTGAACTTTAGACTGTTCTTGAACAAGAGCATCTAATTGAGTTGGATTTAAATTTGCAAACATCTGTTTATCATTTAATGTAGTATACATATCATTAGCAATGTAATTTTGTAGTCTTGCTATATCTACTGTACCATTTACAATAAAACCATTTTTATTTGTGTCTTCGTTATACTCTAAAGAAGTTCTTTGATTTTGTTGTGTATTTAGATAATTTTCTAAATAACTTCTCATAGGTATATTTTGAGCTTGTAAAGCTTCACCTTTACTTTTAAAAGCTTGAGTAATACCACTTTGAATACCACTTAGAACAGGTTTAGTAATAAACGTGTCAAGTAATTCTTGTTTACGTCCTTCTTTTTGTGCTTTCTTTGCTTGCTCTATACCTCTTTCTCTAGCTGAGTCAAAAGCCTGTTGAGCAAACTCTACACCACCGTCATCATATAATCCCATTATTCGTCCTCTCCTCTAGCTAATAAACTATCTTGTTCTATCATCTCTTCACCACTTCCCATTTCTTGTTTTTCTAATAAACCTGGCATAGGTAAAGCTTCTATTTTTTCTACTATCTGCTGTGGTAACACTCCGTTAGGAACTCCACTCTCCCCATTTTCTCTTAGTTTTTTTCTTCTAGCAACTTCAGCAACATTCTGTGCTTTTTCTACTAACATTGCTTCTTCTTCATCAGCATCGCCATCATCCATATCAAGCATAGCTCCAGTATCATCTGAGTCTATTCTATATTTAATACCAGCTTTTTCAGCAAGAGACATTAATAAATAA